CCACGATTACAGAAGTGTCATTTGCTCCAACTGCGGCGGTTACGGTTGTGGCTACTATGCTCATATTTTCTCCTTAGCTCGCAATCCGCACGGCCAACTGGGGATATAGCGTTGCCCAGCCACCGAGAAGGTCAATTCTGAGAGGTGCGCGGTCCATGTTGATATCATACATTCTGATGCAGCGCATGGACATGTTCAGTTGATCGTCTTTCTTGCGGTCGCCCATATCCAACCCGCCATACAGAGGCAAGTCGGCGCAGGCAAACGTGAATGCTTCTTCGCAGAAAGCGATACCACGCCCTGAAGTAACTGCCGTGGTGCCCTGAACCGTCACCGCCGCCGTGTTTTGCACGCCCATAGTGGCAGCGTTCGTAGGAGTCAGAGAAGTTACGTTCTGGGTAGGACCAGAAGCAATGATGCCATTGAAGTCTGGACCGCTGATAGGAATAGTAGCGTTGCCGCTGCCATCTGAAGTCACATCAGCAGTTACCACCCATTGGGCCAGAGAACCTGTGCTCTGCCGGCTCTGAGGATTGACGGCAAACAAGCCCTTCGTCGCTGCCGTGCCAAAGGTGATAATGTCGCCCTTGTTCAGCACCTTGATGCTGTTTGACCAGCCGTTGGTGATAATGCTAGAGCCAGTCTGTACAGTTGCTGAGTTGGATACTGGAGTGCCACCCTGCGTGCCAGTCGTGAATACTGGCGTGTTCTGGTCCATGTACCAGTCAAAGCCCAGAGTGTCCTTCGACATTCTGCCCTTGCGGTACTGAGCGCTGATAGTCACCTGTGGATTGAACAAACCAGTCAATGCCGGAACGATTGTTGCCTGCATCGCTGGATTGATGACCAAATCCCTGATATCCACTGGCGCTGCGTTTTCATCCAGTTTCTGTCCAGCCGCCAAGTAGGTATTCGAGGTATTCGGAATGGTTCCAGGAGTGCCAACTTCGTTGTTGACGTTCAGGAATTGCTGCATACCGTCGAAGTCAATCTGGTTTGCCATGCTAATCATGGCTGGACGGATGAAGCGCTTCGAGAAATCGTCAATGTCCAAAGCCAACTGCGAGGAAGTTACTGCAAAAGACCGCTGGTACTGAGTCGTGAGCACCAAAGGTACAGACGTTTCAGTCAAATCCTGCAACTGAAGTCCTTGCCCTTGAGTGTTCGTGAATCTTACTGGCTTGCGGATATTCAGTACTGATCCGATCTTTGCGCCGGATTTGGCGAATTGATCGTCGTACTGCCTATCAACTCCCCGCGTGAAACTAAGGTTGTTTTCCAGTACCATCAGCCCTTCGCGGGTAATCATGCCGATGGTAAGAAGTGTATTAGCCAAGCTGTCCTCCTATCGATTGAATTTAGAAACGGTTACGCTTCACCGTTTCCGATTCGGTAGGAGTTTCAGAGCGTGAGCACGCCCTACGGAAAGTTTGCCTGTGTCTTATTCAGGCTGTTTTGTGGCTTTCACGCCACACAGACAGTACTGTGAATACTACGATAAATTACCGATTGCAATAGAAATTATTAGCCACGTTCGCCAGCGGCACGCCTTTTCTTGTACTCGGCCATGTCAACCTGATCAAGCGGCGTGCTGTTCTTCGTCGCTCCACCGCTGACTGGCTTGATTGGCGCTGGAGCCTTGCTAACTAGCTTTGGCTTGGGAGGCTCTTTCTCTTTAGGTGTCAACTTGTCTGAAACACGTCCAACCGCCTTGCCAATCTGTCCAGGCGTCAATTCCCCAAGTTTTTCTAGTTCTTCGGGATGAGTCGCATAGTAATATACAATCTCAGCGCTATTCTCATCCTCTTTTACGGCCTTGAAGAATGAAGCAGTCGCTTCACGCTCTATGATAGTCGGACTATCGAGATTCCAAGGCATATTTACAGAATTTACTGTATCTTCAAAATCCTCATGCTCCAGTTTAGCGACTTCAATACGAGCGAGATGCGCCTCATTGATGCCGTTTATCATTTCCTGAGTGTTTCTAATATCTTCCTGTTCTTTTTGTTCCTTCAGTTCCTGCCGCACTTCCCAGCGTACATGGTCCTTCAAGTACTTCGTAAAGTCGGTGTAATCAGCTTCTTGTGGCTCATCGGTCGCTGATTTGGCTGGCTTTTCTTCCTTGACGGTGGACTTGGATTCCAATTCCTTGACGCGGCGCTCTAGTTCCGCTGCCCGTTCCTCTGCCTTGGACTTGTCTTTTGTCAGTTTCTCAATGCGCTTCTGAAAGCCGCCACCCTTAGCCTTTGGCTTAGGCTCAACTTCGGTTTCTTCTTCCTGCTCAACTTCTTCTGGCTCTTTCTCAGCAGGTTCTTCAACAGATGGCTCTTTCTCTATTACGCTCTTGCCCTCCAGCCGTGCCTTCTTGTACTCAGCCTGAGTCATTTCCTCTAGCGGCACTTCTTGCGTTACTACTTCATTGTCCATTCGTTGCTCCTTGTTGGGCTTGCTGTGCTGCCATGTTCATATCGTGAGACTGGTCTGCTTGCTGGCTCTGTTGCGCGTTTAGTGCTGCCTGCTGAGCCAGTTCCTTCTGGTGCGCTTGAGCATCGTTCTGCATCGCTAGTTCGTGAGCATCGCTGTGCAGGAGGTCATATTGCGCGATTTCCGATTCTGCAAACGTCTGCTGCAAGTCCTTGGAAGCGTTAATTTGGGCTACGGCCAGCTTGGTAGCTTCCTGCATCTTGACAATGGCCTGTTTCGACTGTTCTTGCATCTGGGCAATCTGCGTTTTGCCTTGCTGCTCAACTTGCTTGGTCTGGATTACTTCCTTAGCTTCGTTGAGTGCCTTGGTCAGCAAATCATGCTGCTGCATGGCCTGGTCTAGCGTGGACTTCATGCGTTGAAGCTGTACCTGTGGATCGCCTTCGTCGCCTCCTAGAATCTGTGGAGGAATCATGCGCTTGAGACGATCTGCGAACTCCTTGGCCTGCGGAATGTCCATGTTGGACACCACAATGTCAAGCGTATTCGCTGCCATTTGTGGAGGCATTACTTTCAGAAGTTCTAGTTGCGTGGCTACCGACTCTTGCCGCTTCGTCTGGTAGCTCGGACCTACGTTCACCGTCACATCGTAGCTGCCCAGCCCAATGTCATAGATTTTCTTGATGGCGTCCGTAGTCAGTTCCTGCGCTGCGTCAGCCTGGTCCTCGCCATTGTGAATCACTACCTGCTGTACGCTCGAATCCGGCTTGATAATCCGCATCACTCGCGGTGTATCGTAAACCTTGGGAATCCATTCAAGCAGTACCTTGCCGAAACGGCGCATGGTACGCGCTACGTTGTCGGAGTAGTTCAGCGTGGCTAGAGAGCCTTGCTGCTGGAGCTTTTCGATTGCTTTGCCCGACTCGTCGCCCTTGCGCTGGCCTAGCGATGGATCGTAAATTCCCAAGGAAGCCTTCAAATCGAGACTGGCCTGTCCGATAAGCTGAGCAAAACCTGCAATGGGAGGTTCTACCGAGTTGCGCTGTGGAACTGGTGCAGGCTTTCCTGCTACGTCTACCGCCTTGTACGTCAAAGTCTGAAAGTTGCGAACGTTGGACGATTCCCAGAGCTTTTCATAGCCCTGCAACTGCCCTTCTACGACGATCCAGGGTGCCTTCGGAGCCAATGCACAGGCTTCCGTAGCCGCTGAAATCATGTAATTGTACTGACGCTGAGCATCCTTGCCATTACGTACTAGTCCGGCTAGATACCGTTTGCCGTCCACTTCAATATCATCGCCCGTTGCGGTAAAGATGGGGATGGAAGTCCCTGGGAGCTCTTGTCCAGACTCGCCACCCTCTAACACCTGAAAACAGTTAATTTTGCGCCAGATAACGCGCTTCTTAGCTGGTTTATTGCCTTTACTCTTTTCTTCTATGACCTCAAAATACTCTGCCACGCGCACATATTCTTCATTCTGCCAGCCTGGAGGTACATCGCCCTGCGAGCACAAGTCGCTTAAACTGCCGTAAGTCTCTGGATTCTCATCCTTGTAGGTCGTTAGCGGCACATCCATCGTGATGAATGCCCACTTAGCCTTATCTTGCGCGACTCCAGGTTGCCAGTAGACGCTGAATTGATTGGGAATCTTCTCAATGTATATTTCCTGGTTGCCTTCATCGTCGGCGTAATCGCTCAAGATGCGCCAGGAACCAAACCCTGTTCGTACCACACACTCATGCGCCCAATCATAGGCTTGCTCGGCGTCAGATTGCACTTCGATGTGCCGGATGATGCCTTGCAGAATCTCCGCTGTATCTACATCCGAATCACTGCCTACTGGATTCACATTTAAGCTAGGGCGGGACTGGCGGTACTCGTTGCAAACGATGCGGATGGACTGCTGCATCTGGTCCATCGTCAAGCAAGGCCGGCCATCAATCATGCGCTGATTGCGGATCGTCAGCGGCCATTGCTCGCCTACGCTGAATTTCAGGTCATCCAGCGATTCAGCGCGGTTCATGGATTCAGCTTCAGCTACCAGCTTGAACCGCTCGAGAGCCAGTTCGACAGTCTTAGAAGGAGTGTAGGTTTCATCCATTGTTTATAATTGCAAATATATCAGCAACTTGCACCAAATGCAGCGTTTCCTCGTATCTGAAGTCTACATGCTGGAAGTCAGTTCCCAGGTCATTCCACTTCGAGTGGAAGTACACCAAATCTCCAGCCTTTACCGTGTCCACCTTCGGCCCCACAGCCAGCACTTTGCCCTTGATGCTCTTGTCTTTGGCTATCTCAGGCGCCACAATCAGCCCTTTTTGCGGTTCTTCCAGCCTTTTGATGAGTACACGGTCATTACGCGGTTGAATCAAAACTTCCCTCCTAAAGCGAACTGTAGCGCTTCCTTCCAAGTCCTGAACAGGTAAGGAATAGGCAAGTGAATGAACGGAGGAACCACTATCCAGTCATTATTGCTGGCTTTGAATATCTTGTACTTTGTGCAGCGACTCAACTGGTTACTGCTTTCTTGAAGTACGTATAGGGCCACCACGTGGCGCCGGCCAGTACATCAGCCGTGCTTGCGTCCCATGTACCGCCCTGATTTTGCAACTGATACACAAACTGCGTGGCAGTCTGATAGTTGGGAAGCGCCAGCGCCACCGTTGTGCTGCCATCCTGCATTGTCACTGTCACTATTACAGGTTTTGCCATTCACTCCTCCTAACCAGTTGTCACTTTCTTCCAATCTCTATAGGGATACCAAGTTGCCGGTGCCGCTGGGTCTGGCGGTACACTCCAAACCCCTCCACTTTTACGCAATTGTTGCACAAATTGAGTGGCTGTCTCATAAGTTGGAATGGATAATACAACTGTTGTACCGTCCAGCATAGTGATGGTCGTTTGTGATGGTGGACCACTGGATGTTGCCGTGAAATTCACTCCCGTAAGATTGGTACTAACTATAGCTATACTCTGGCTGGATGGAGTAAAAGAAATACCAGGCTTAGAGGGAGTAATGATATAAGGACCGCTGGCAAGGCTTGTCGTTTGATAATTTCCGCTTCCATCGGCGGTAACACTTCCTGAAGCAGTTCCCGACCAAGCAACAGTAGCTCCAGCTCCAAGTGCTCCCACACTTCCAGAAACGATTCCCTGTGAGTAGAAAGCTCCAATGCCCACAGTGGCTTGCAAGCCAGCGCCACCACTTGGAATGACATTGAAACTTGATGTAGAAAATCCGATGGTGGCATTGAGATTATCTTCAATAGCCGTGAAATCCGTTATGCCTCCCGTAATGGCATGGGCTCGCAAGGTATAGCCAGTCCCCGCAGAAAGTGTTTGACTGCTGGCAGCTCCTAGCGTAACCACGCCAATCAACAAATCTCCGGTTTGCACAGATATACTTAGACTAACTGGAGTATTCTGGCTGGTATTTACATTCGCTGCGGAAGCTGAACGTATCGCAGTAGGACCATGCCATTCACCAACACAAATATTGGTTCCAACTACGGAAGCGCCGAAGTTCAAAGTAACAGTACAAGCGCCAGTCGAAGTAGCCCATGCATAAGCCCATCCACCTTCAATTGGAGTCCCGCCACCATCGGTCTGGTCATACACGATGGTCCAATTGCCAGTGGTACGTGTGCTAGTAACGGAAGTTAGCTGAGGAGCGCCGCTTCCGTTATAACGCCACGAAGTAACCAGCAAATTTCCACTGGTCACATTGGAAGTATAAGCCAGCGTTCCCGTGGTTCCCGTTTGTGCCACCGTAGTTCCTTTGGCTTGCACGAAAACATTGGTAACTGGTGATTGTGCGGCAGTGGAAACCGTCAAGGTGCTGTATGTCGGATGATAATACGGAATCTGATTATTGAAATCGCCGGAATAAACCACAGTCAGCGGGATGTTGTCTGTCAGAACATTGCTTGCGGCAGTGCGGTGCAGGATGGTATGGCAATACCAACCACTTGGATTGTTTTGTATGGTTCCGACAAGAGTCCACGGACCAGCGGGAGTTGGACCTTCCAAAACTCTCCAGATCGTGTTGGAAGTTGAAGCAGTATTAGGCCGATATATGCTGAAAAGCAAATAGCGGTTGATGGCGGGGATGAAACAAATATCCGGCCATCCTACGGTTGCAGCCGCTGGCGTATAGATCGAAGTCAGTCCGGTTGAAGCAGACTGCCAATTCGCATCATTCACAAAGTTTGCGTCAGTAGGAGATGTTGGTCCAATCCAGAACTTCTCTGCTGTACGGTCCAGGCTGAACAAACTAATGCGCGGGATACGACCTAAATAAACATTGTTGGCAGCATCGTTTGGACCATTGAGAATGGCAAAATAAACGTAAGCGTTCCCGCCGCTGAATCCGTTGCCAGTCGTGTTGTATCCCAGCGTCCCATCGTCTCCGGCATATCGAACCGGAGTCACCCAGCCAAAAGTGGAATCCGCTCCAAAAAAGAACGGCGCTATGGAGTTGTTACCACTATTGGGATAAGCAGGAATGCCATTGGCATTGAAGGTTGTGGGATTATTGAAGTTGCTCCAAGTTGCACCGTGGTCATCTGAACGGATAACATTTCCATAATATTGCTGGCGTACTGGAGAGACAATGTAGTGCCGTCCAGTAAACCAAAAAAGCGAACCAGCCATGCCGAATAAACCGTTTCCCTTGTTCGACAGTGTATGACCGGCTGGCCCATCCGTGCCGTTTTCCGTGGCATAAGCTCCATAAGCACTCATTCCATTGACAAGAGAAAGAGCCAACGTGGATTCATTCGTAACTGTATCCATCTGCTGGTTAAATCCTGCGCCACCAGGAGGAGTTTTGGCATCGTCACGCATCATGTACGTGATGTTGTCGTTGGAAAGGAAATTGTAGGTAATATCGCCATCTGCCGATGTGACGTGGTCAGTCCCAAAACTGACCACTGTAATTGGCGTCGTAGAATGCGCCACTGAGGTTGTGACGTTTTGCGGAGAGGAACTAGTGCCGCCACTGGTTACGAAGCAGGAATAGATGGTATTTGGCGAGAGTCCGGTAACGATGGCTTGATGCGAGGTGGAGCTTATTGCTACGGTATTATCAATAGCGGCTTTCCCGCCAGCCGATAGGTTTGAGTCAGAAACTATATTGGTAGTCCATGTAGCCACAATCGTTGAGTCAGTTGTTGTATATGTCGGACCAACTGTAATCGTTGGAGATCCACCTATGATGAAAGCGATGGCTACGGCACAATTCGTATTCGATCCACTGGAGAATGAGCCCGAGTTAGCATAAGTTCCTGCAACTGAACTCAAGGAGTCGAGCAAACTTGCCCTGACTCCGATTCCTGCATCCACTAACTCTGACCTGACAGCCAATGGAGCAGTGGGAGATAAAGTCACTGCACTAGTTGTGACGTTGTAGACAAATCCAAGGATCAAATCTGTGGCTGAAGTAACTATATTCCCACTGCTGTAAGTTGTCCCTGTGAGCTCTCCAGCATCTATTTGAGTCGTTCCATCCTGCGCGTTTATACCGGCGTACTCGAAAACTCCCAAAACGATGGTAATTGCATTTGCACAGTTGAAAGTAACTGACGTTACGCCAGCCACAGAATTGATCATATATCCAACAAGCAGAAAACCGTGGCCGCCTGTAGGAATTGCCCAGGTTTGCGCAGCGCTGTCTGCAAACGATATAGCTCCAGTACCGCCATTGGTGTAGGCACACGCTATAAGCGTAGATCCGGCCTGGGAAGCAGTAATGGTAGTCGTTATCGAAGTGGCAGCGGTTTGCCTACTGAATACTTGCTGGATGGCAGTCGCTGGCATTTAGTGGTGCCAGCTTCTTGCATTGATTGCAAATGTGGCCCGTTTACGCTCTGCCGGCGAATCGCTGTGCTTGGCGCTCATCAGCGCTTTGAGCGGGATCTTCTTGCCCTTTTTGACGCCTAGGTTCTTGTGGAGCAATCCGCGATGGCTGGGCTTGATCTTAATCATTTGCTCATCAGCGCTTTCAGTCCCATTTTTCGCCCTTTGGACTTGTATTCGCTCTTACCTTTAGCCGCTGCACGCTTCTCGCTGAGCATGATAGCTATAGCCTGCTTGGGATTGCTGACTTTTGGCCCTTTCTTTGAGCCACTGTGCAGATTGCCAGTCTTGAACTTGTGCATGACTTCAGTGTATGGCATCTAACGCTCCTGCTTCCCGCGCTTCCTTGACTGAATGAAACCGCTGTCCTTCGACGTGAATGAATCGATTGTCAAACTCTTTGCAGGTACACTTCGCCACAATGCACGGCCCAGCCGCATGGTACATCTTGGCATGGCCGCAGTTGCTGCATTGGGCTACGTTGTCCATTACTTGGGCTTTGGAACAACAGGCGGCTTGGTGTCTGGAGGCTTGGGCGTCGGTACTATGGGAGGCTTTGATTCTGGCGGCTTGGGAAGGTCTGGCTTGACTGGCGGCGGTACAGATTCCACAAACTTGCCATCCACCGATACTGTGTACTCATTACCTTCGACGAACATCAAATCCTTCGTTGACAACACGATCTGCTCGCCCTTTTCGTCAACCAGCGTGGCCACATGCATACTGCTCGGACTCTGCTCATCGCTTACGCATTTCGCTTTCAGTGAATAGCCCACATTATCCTCCTCAACTCATCCATGAATTGTCCTGTTCGCCAGGATAGTACATCGGCGGTGGATCATCTTTCCGCTTCGGCATCACATTTATGGCAAACGTCATCGCCAACATATCCCCAATGTCGGGAGATGACA